TGACTTTTCCCCATCACTGAATGTCACCGTCACCCGCTGGGTAGCTCCCCGCGGGTAGGAAGCCCCGGGTCTCCAGGCTCGGGGCTTCCGCCTTCCCCTGGAGATCGACATGAACCCGTGTCCGCACTGTGGCCAACCGATGGCCAACCCTCGTCGCAAGCGTTGCGGTGCTCCGGCCTGCGTTGCGGCTTACAAACGTGACTACAACCGGGCTTGGCTGACCCGCCAGAGGGCGGAACTGGGCGTCCGCTACGAGGATCGCTTCCGAGTCGAGGTCCGTTGCGCCGACTGTGGTGAGATGTTCCTGACTCGCCACGCTGCGAGTCGCTGTCGGCCGTGCGGTTCGGCTGTTGGGCGCCTAGCCGGCTCGGCTGCGGGCAACGCAGTGCAGTCGGCCCGGGCCGCAGCGCGTAAGCAGCTCGTTTTAGCCGGCCCGCTTCGCCCAGCTGAGACTCTGGTGGTCCGCCAGGCGCTGGCTCGCGCGGCCGCCGCTGCGATCGGCACCCGCCCGAAGCGCGTTGTCTGGGCGGCTGGGTCCTGCCGCCGTTGCGGCGAGCCGTTCGTCTGTATGTTGACCAACTCGCCGCCCGGGTACTGCTCGCGGTCGTGCCTCCGGATGGACCAGAAGGTGCGCCGTCGCGCCTTGGAGCGGGGTTCCTGCCCGGTTCCGTACCGCCGCATCGACGTTTTCGCCCGCGACCGCTGGATCTGCCAGCTGTGCGGCAAAAAGGTCGCCCGGACCCGCGCGGTTCCGCACCCGAAGGCGCCGGTCATTGATCACATCGTGCCGCTAGCCGCGGGCGCTGAGGTCGGCGGCGTTGACGCGCCCTGGAACGTGCAGTGCGCCCATTTCCTGTGCAACTCCTACAAGCGTGACCTGCTGGTCGCGCCGGCCCTGTTCTGAGGAGGGCGAATGGCTGGATATGGCCGCCCGCCGGCTGAGAACAAGCGCCGCCGTAACGCCGACCTGTACGAGGGCCTCGAGGTGACCGTTTCGGAGCCGCCGTCGAGCGTGCCCAAGCTGCCCGGGGCGGAGGGCTACAGTCCGCAGACGCGGGCCTGGTATGCCACGTGGGCTACGGCTCCCCAGGCGGCGACGTTCGTCGTTACCGACTGGCAGCGGCTGCACATGTTGGCGCCGCTGGTGGATCGGTACTACCTCGCGCCGGACAAGGGTGTGATGGCCGAGATTCGGTTGAACGAGACGTTGCTCGGCGCGACGCACGTTGACCGGCTGCGGGCCCGAATCAAGATCGCGGGCGAGGTGGCGGAGCCGGAGCCGACCGAGGGCTCCGACGAGGTGGCCGCCCGACGGCGTAAGCGGATGACCGATGCCTCGTGAGATCGTCTACGCGCCCGAGCACGACCGGGACCGGTCGCTAGGCCACCTGGCCTGGGACTGGATCGAGCACTTCTGCGTTCACGGCCCCGGCGATGTGCAGGGCCAGGCGGTGGAGCTCGACGGCGAGTTCGGCGGGTTCATCGTCGACGCGTACGCGCTTCGCCCGTATGGCCGGAAGCTGTACGACTCGGCTGTCATCTCGCGCGCGAAGGGCCGATCGAAGAGCGAGCTGGCCGCGTTTGTGGTGCTGTTCGAGGCGTTCGGCCCGGCCCGGTTCGGCGGGTGGGCTGAGGGCGGCGAGGTCTTCCGGTGGCGGGATTTCCTTCACCGGTATGAGCCGGGCGAGCCGATGGGCAAGCCGGTCACGTATCCGTTTGTCCGGTGCCTGGCGACCGAGGAGTCGCAGGCCGGCAACACGTACGACAACGTCCACTTCAACCTGACCGAGGGCCCGCTGGGCGAGGGGCTGCCGAAGGGCACGTCCGGCCTGACGCGCGTGTTCATCCCCGGCGGTGGCGAGATCCGGCCGTCGACGGCGTCGAGCTCGTCGAAGGACGGCGGCAAGGAGACGTTCACCGTCTTCGACGAGACGCACCTGTACAGCACGCCGGAGTTGCGGCGGATGTATACGACTGTCGACCGGAACTGCCGCAAGCGCAAGGCGGCCGAGCCGTGGGCGCTGCAGACGACGACGATGTACCAGCCGGGTGACGAGTCGGTGGCTGAGGTCACCCACACGCGGGCGAAGCTCATCGCCGAGGGCAAGTCGCGGGCGACCCGGCTGCTGTTTGACCACCGCGAGGCGCCGGCCGAGGTCGACCTGACGGACCTGGACGAGATGGTCGAGGCCCTACGCGAGGTGTACGGCCCGTTCGCCGATGTGCTCGACCTCGAGGGCATCGTCGAGAACGAGTTCTGGAACGTCGAGAAGGACGTCGACGACTCGCGCCGCTACTTCTTCAACCAGCCGACCGCGGCCCGCGACGCCTGGTGCACCTACCCGGACTGGGCCGCGTGCGCTCAACCGGACACGGTCGTGGCCGATGACGACCCGATCGTGATGTTCTTCGACGGATCGAAATCGGACGACTCGACCGGCCTCGTGGCGTGCCGCATGTCCGACGGGTTCGTGTTCCTGCTCGGGGCGTGGGAGAAGCCGATCGGCAAGGCCGGCGAGGGCTGGGAAGTCGACCGCGTCGACGTCGACCGGGTGGTCCGGCGCACGTTCGAGATGCATCCCAACGTGGTCGGGTTCTTCGGCGACGTGCGCGAGTTCGAGTCCTACATCGACACGTGGGGCGCCGACTTCGGCGACCGGCTGCTCATTCACGCCGCACCGGGCCGGGCCCGCGCCGCCGTCGGCTGGGACATGCGTACGCGCACGCGCGAGTTCACCGACGCGGCGATGCGCTCGGCGATCGACATCGCGGAGCACGACTTTCCGCACGACGGCGACTCGCGTCTGATGCGGCATGTGCTGAACGCGCGGAAGGCGCCGAACAAGTACGGCATCTCGGTGACGAAGGAAGCCAAGCACTCACCGAAGAAGATCGACCTTGGGGTGTGCGCCATCGGCGCACGGATGGTTCGGCGGCTGGTGCTGGCGTCGGATGCGTGGCTTAAGCGTGGCCAAAAGGGCAAGCAGGCGGGTCGAGTTCGCGGATGGGGGTGATGACGTGGCGTTGAGCCAGGCGGACGCGGAACGCGTCGTCGCCGACATGTTGCAGGTCCGTGACGCGGAGGCGGAGCGGCTCGGCCGCGTCCACCGCTACCTGACCGGCGAGGCGTGCAACGTCTACGTCCCGAAGAAGGCCACCCGCGAGTATCGGCAGCTGGTCGAGATGTCGCGGACGAACATCATGCAGCTGGTGGTGGCGTCGTTCGCCGGGAACCTGTTCGTGGAGGGCTACCGGCCGGCCCGGGCGTCGGACAACGCGAAGGCGTGGGACATCTGGCAGGCGAATCGGATGGACGCCCGCCAGTCGGGCATCTACCGGGCCGCCCTGGCCTACGGCCTGTCGTATGCGACGGTGCTGCCGGGTAAGCAGAACAAGAAGCCGATGGCGGCGATCAAGCCGTTCTCGCCGCGCGCCATGACGGCTGTGTACGAGGATGCGGTCGCCGACGAGTGGCCGGTGTACGCGATCAGCGTCGAGCCCGGCTTCGAGATCATGGAAGGCCGGCTGACGGCGGTGACGCGCACCTGCCTGTACGACGGCGGGTCGAAGTACTACTTCGTGGCGAAGGCTGACGACGCGCCGCGGTTCGTGAAGGTCGAGGACCACGGCCTGGGTGTGACACCGGTGGTGCGGTGGCTCAACGAGTACGGCGACATCGAGGACGGGTCCCGCGGCGAGGTTGAGCCGCTCATCCCGGACCAGGACCAGCTGAACAACACGACGTTCGGCCTGTTGATGGCCCAGCAGTATGCGGCGTTCAAGCAGCGCTGGGTGACCGGTATGACGATCGAGGAGGACCCGGAGGGCAACACCCGGGAGCCGTTCAACCCTCGCGTGGACGGCATGCTGCAGTCGGAGTCGGCGGACACGAAGTTCGGCGAGTTCCAGGAGACGAACCTCGGCGGCTATCTCGATTCGCGCCAGTCGACGTTGCGGATCGCGTCGGCGAAGGCGCAACTGGCGGCGCACGCCATGCTCGTGTCGGACGGGGTGACGAACCTGTCGGCCGAGGCTCTGGCGGCGTTGGAGGCCCCGTTCCAGCGGAAGATCGCCGAGAAGAAGACCAGCTTCGGCGAGTCGAATGAGCAGATGCTGCGGCTGGCCGCGAAGGCCAACGGCGACAGTGCCGGCTGGGAGGACACCTCCGCCCAGGTCGTGTGGCGTGACACCGAGTCCCGGTCGCTGGCCCAGGTCGCCGACGCACTCGGGAAGATGGCGCAGATGCTGGCCATCCCGCCGCGGGCGCTGTGGGAGCGCATCCCGGGCGTGACCGACATGGACCTGAAGCGGTGGGAGAAACTCGCCGACGCCGAGGACGAGAAGCTCGCCGAGGCTGCGGCGGAGGCCGGTATGGCTCCGGCGGACCAGGAAGCGCAGGGTGGCAAGCCCGGCCGCCGACCGGCTGTCAGCGGCGCACCGGCGTGAGCTGTCCGCCATCGGGGCGGCTGTCACCTCTGGGGTGTTCTCGCTGGCGCTGGGCGCCGACCCGTTCGCGATCGACCTGTGGTTCACCTCAGCCCTCGACGGGCTGATCACCAAGGTCGTTTCGGGGCACGCGCAGGCCCGCCGGTCCACGGTGGGCTACCTGACGCAGCACGCCGCCCTGTCGGGGCACAGTGTGCGACCCGTGCCGGCGTCCATCGACATGGGCCAGGTGCGTACGTCGCTTCGTGTGACCGGCCCGGTGGCGTTCAAGACCGCCATCGGCAACGGCGCTTCGCATTCGACGGCGGTCGAGTCGATGGCCCGGCAGTTGTCCGGCTCGTCGTCGCGGCTGGCGCTCGGCGGGGACCGGGACACGTTCGACGCCACCCTGCGCTCGCCGCGGGGCGGGATTGTCGGCTACCGCCGCCGCCTGGGCGGCCGTGGCTGCGGGTTCTGTTCGATGCTGGCGTCCCGTGGTGCGGTCTACCACTCGGAGGCGTCAGCGGCCCGCACACGGGACGGCCAGCGCTACCACGACCACTGCCGGTGCAGCCCCGAGCCACTGTATGTGCACGAGCAGGAGCCGCCGGAGGTGCGGGAGCTGCAGCGCCAGTGGCAGCGGGTCACCGCCGGCCACCACGGCAACGGGGCTGTGCGGGCGTGGGAACGGCACTGGGAGGGCAAACTTCCGCCCGGCCAGATCCGGGCCTCCGCTGACCTGACCCGCTCGTCGCTCGGTCTGGCCGCGAAGGAGGCCGTGCCCGGCGAAGGTCTCGCGCCGGCGTTCCACGTCGAGCTCCGCCCCGCCCTGGCGAAGGCCCGCACGACCCGCAAGGTCGAGCAGGTCTTCCTCGCCGAGGCCCGCCGCCTCACCGGCCGCGACATCCCAGCGAAGTTCCATCACCACGACGTGGACATCGCCGCCGACCACGCCGAAGGCATCCTGCGGGTGCTGGAGGAGTTCCCCGACGTCGAGATCGCGTCGATCCGTCCGGCGATGCACGCCAACCACCCGAACGCCTACGCGGTAGCCCTCACCGGGTCGCGCGAGTTGCTGCTCAACCCGCGGTATGCAACCGATTCGGTCGGGTACCGGGAGTCGCTGCGCCGCGCTGGCGGGGCCCGGTTCCATCTGCGGGGCGAGACAACGCCGGTGGGCACGGGCGCGCACGAGATGGCGCACCTGGTGCACCACCAGTACGACCCGGTTGAGCTGCGCCGTACGGTGTCGCGGCTGATTGAGGACCAGGCCGACGCGGCCGGTATGGACATCGTGTCCTACGTCAAGCAGGAGATCGGCGACTACGCGGTCAAGCACATCGACGAGATGATCGCCGCCGCTGTGGCGGATGCGTTGACGTCGGGTGCCGCCGCGTCGCGACTGTCGCAAGGCGTGCTGCGGCTGATGAAGGACCAGTACGCGCGCGGCCGGGCGTCGACCGCGCCTGCCGTGGTTCGGGCGTCGGAGGCGTTGGACTACAGCAAGCTGACAGTGCCGCAGCTGAAGGACATCGCGGCCGCCCGTGGGATCACGGTCCCCGCGCGGGCGCGCAAGGCTGACATCCTGGCGTTGCTCGGGCCTGACGCGCCCCTGGAGGGCTTCGTGCCGGCCGCCCTGTCCATCACAGACCGGGCGCTGCTGACGAAGGCCCGTGCCGACCTGCGCCGCCTCGAGGCCGACCGTGCCGCCCCGGACCGGCTGGCCGCGATGGAGCGGGCGCAGCGGCGCATCGAGGGCGCGGAGACGCGGATCCTCGCGGCGAAGCGACGCCCCACCAACGCGGCTGCTGAGGCCGAGTGGTCGACGGCGCGTGCCCGCGCTGCTGATGACGTCGGTAAGGCGCTGTCGGAGCTGGACGAGATGGTGCACGCCGCCGCCTCGGCGCGTGCGATCGAGACGCGGCTGACGACGCTGGGCTACGGCCTGCACCCCGACGTGCTCGACGAGCTGCTCCGGGCCGGCCGACTCGGCGACCGCGATGCGGTGAACGCCGCGATCGACGCGATCGCCGAACGGCACGGGCTGGTGCGTATCACCGGCCGGTCCGGTGACGTCGAGCCGTTCGACCCGGCCAAGCACGAGATAGCCGGCCGTGGCGCGCAGCCGCCGGTCGGGTCGCCGGTGCGGGTGTTCCGGCCGGCGTGGGCGATGAAGGACTCTGACCGGCAGTTGTCGCGGGCGTCGGTGAGCGTCGCCGACGACGTGCCGACGACGGCTGTGGTGCAGGAGCGTCCAGGTCCCAGTTGGTCCGGCCATGATGGTCGTGACGTGACCGACGCGGAAGAGCGGGACTTCTTCACGTACCCGCCGGCGAAGCAGGCCGAGATTCAGAGCCGCGTCGTCAGCGGCGGCGAGTCTCAGCGCGAACGTTTCTTCGGTACGCACCCGGATCGATCGGTGCCGGTTTCGCTGGAGCGTCAGGCCGAAATCCGCGCGGCGATCGAAGAAATCGCCTTCCGGCAAGGCGCGCGATTCGGGGCCAGTGGCCAGGCGGTCACCATGAAAACGGTCCGCGAGGAACTCGGTGACCGTTTCCCACGCGCTGAGGTCGACAACGTCGTTCAGGCATTGAACCGGACGCCGGACTGGGACATCGTGCCCGAGTCAAACCAGAAGATGCTCACCCCCCGAGAGCGCCTGGCGGCCGTGGTGATCGGCAACCAGGACAAGCACGTGATCATCATTTCCAGGCGCGGGCCCATACCAACTAAGACCGCTCCCGCACCCGTCAAGCCCCCGACGAAGGCAACTCCCGCTGCCGAGCGTGCTGCCCGTACCCGCCAGGCCGCGATCGACAAGGCCCGCGCTGTCGGCAACCTCGGCGCCGACGTCCTCGAGCAGATCGAGAACGGCATGGCCGGCGCGGCGCTGCGTACCCGTATCACGCAGACCGCGGCGCGTCTCGGCTCGCCCGACAAGGTGCGCGACGCCCTGCTGGCCGCGGTCGACGACCCGGCCGCCCTGCGTCAGGCCGTCGCCGCACAGCTGCGCGGCGCGAAGGTCGACGTCGTCAGCGACGCTGGTGTGGTTGCGCGGTTCGACCGCAAGACGATGCAGGCCATCGACGGCACCATCCCGGACGACGCGCACGTCCAGGTTGTCCGGCCCGGCCTCAGCTTCAAGCGCGGCACGGAGACGATCCAGCTGTCGAAGGCGACGGTCGAGCCGCTCACCGCCGCTGAGGTCCGCGAGATCGAACGCCGTGCCGCCCGGGCAGCGGCCCGGGAACGGAACCGGCTCATCGAGGGCCGCGCCGGCACGGCACGCCTGCTGGCCGAGGTCGACGAGCTCATCGCCAAGCAGGCCGAGGCGCGGATCATCCGGCAGCGGCTGGACCCGGCGCTGATCGGCCCGGAGCAGCCGTTCGCCAACGCCGACCCGGCGATTCTCGAAGCGCTTCGCAAAGCCCTCGACACCGGCCCGTCCGCACTGCGGTCGGCGGTCACCCGGGCCACCACGAAGGCCGGGCTCAAGCCGGTCTCGAAGGCTGGGGCGAAGGTCAAATTCGACCCGGACACGATGGAGTCGGTGTCCGGTGTGGACATCCCAGCCGGAGTTCAGGTCACGGTGGTGACGCGCGGGGCGTCGGTGACGCTGCCGGACGGCACGGTGCTGCAACTGAGCAAGGCACGGGTGACGGCGGTTGCGAAGCCGAGAGCGGCAGGGCCGACACCTCAACAGGTCGAAGCCAAAGCGAAGCGCGCAGCGTTGCTGCGCAACGGCACTCGTGGCCGCGAGATTCGCACGCTCAACAGCGGTTCCGTTGGGGATCTACGACACATGGAGTCGCCGACCGGCGAGCAATTCGTAATCAAGCGCCATGGTGTCCGCTATCAGCAGACGGCTGAAGAAATCAAGGTCCATGACGACGCAGAAGTGCTGGGCCCGCAGGTGCTTGATGCTGTTGGCGGGCGCTCGGCGGCTACGGCTCAGCGGGGCCGCGACATCTTCGTGGAATACATTGACGGCGATGACGGCGAATACCTGTTTGCCGTCAACCGACCCCGGCTAACTGCGGCAACGGAGTCGCGCGAAGGGCGACTCACGGCCATCGCAGATTACTTGATGGTCAACAACGATCGCCACTACGGCAATCTCGTGATCACAACCGATGGCCGCCTGGTCGGAATTGACCACGGCATGGCGTTTAACCAGTTTACTGACATAGATGCCACCTTCAGCGATCTGGCGAAATTCATGCTGGACCCGAACAAGGACTATCGCCTCGCCGCTCAGGTGCCGATCTCCCCGAGTGACCTGGTGACAATTCGGGTACGCCTAGCGAAACTGGAGCCGACCTTCGCTCGACTGGGTAGGCAGGACTGGTTTGCGTTGATGATGAGGCGTCTGGCGGAACTGGAGAGGCGAGCCACCCCCGGTACGCCAACGCTCCTACCATGAGGGCCATGGCGGTCCACCGACTTGAGTTACGCCCCGAGCGCCACCCCGGTGTGGTGCTCGGCGATGCGACGTACGACGATTCGACGGGTCAACTTGCCATGGACGAGGTTGTCGCGAGAACCCTCCGGGCTGATCGCCGTGCGTTTGAGGCATCCAGTTCGGGCGGCGACCGTGCCTATGGCCAGATGCTGGTTGAGCGCGGTTGGTCCAACGGTTACGTGACCCTGACCGAGGCCCTGCCGTGACTCAGCCCACCTCCCAGTGCGCGACCTGCCTCCACTTCGTCTCCCCGTTCGCCCGCCCGGACCGCGACTTCTCCGCCCCGGCCTCCTGCGCCGCGTTCCCGGCCGGTATTCCGGACGAGGTGTACGGCAACGTCCTCGACCACCGCGAGCCGATCGCCGGCGACAACGGTGTGCAGTGGGAGTCCAACGGGGCGCAGTTCCCCGAGTACGCGTTCTGACCTGACCCGCACCACCTGAGGCCCGAGCCAACTGGTTCGGGCCTTTCGCATGCCCCCGCGCCGACATGGGGCGGGCAAACCGATCACCCGACATGGGAGACCAGCAATGACCCAACCTGACGAGCTCGACACCGACGCGCCCCCGCCTGGCCAGACCGACAAGGACTGGAAGGCCGAGACCGAGAAGTGGAAGACGCTCGCCCGCCAACACGAGGCGAACAGCAAGAAGCTCCTCGCCATCGAGGAGTCGCAGAAGTCCGAGGCGCAGAAGCTCGCCGACGCCAAGACGGCCGCCGAGAAGGACGCCACCGACGCCCGCACGGAGCTTCTGCGGACGCAGGTCGCATACAGCAAGAACCTTCCCGCTGAACTGGCCGGGCGGCTGACCGGCTCCACCAAGGAGGAGCTGGAGAAGGACGCCGATGCGCTGCTGAAACTCCTGCGGCCCAGCGGTGGCGACCCGGCCCGCGTTGTTGCCGACCTGCGGCCTGGTGCACTGCCGGCCGCAACCGGCGCGAACACCTTCGACGCGGACGCCTGGATCCGCTCGAAGGCCAACAAGTAAATCTCCGCCCCGAGCCACGGGGCTCAACCACCAAGAAGGGATAGCCCCGAATGGCTACCGACGAAAGCATTGCCCGGCGGTCGAGCGGATCCGACCCGCTCGTCCCCGAACCACTGCGCAAGGAGATCCTGCAGGGCCTGCCGGCCGCGTCGGCCGTCATGTCGATGGTTCCCGAGACGCAGCGCATCCAGATGTCGGCGCTCACCGAGCGGGTCGGCGTCCTGTCCGTCCTGCCGTCGGCCTACTTCGTGTCCGGCGACACCGGGCTGAAGCAGACCACCAAGCAGCAGTGGCGCAACAAGACGCTGACCGCCGAAGAGATCGCGGTCATCATCCCGATCCCCGAGAACTACATGGCCGACGCCCAGACCCCCATCTGGGAGCAGGTCAAGCCCCGCCTCATCGAGGCCGCTGGTGCCCTCATCGACGAGGTGACCGCGTTCAACATGTCCGGCTCCAAGCCGGTCACGTGGGGCCCGGACATCTACCACCGCGCCATCCTGGCCGGCAACTACGTCCACGAGGGCTACGGCGTCGACCTGGGCGTCGCGGTCGCCCGCGGTGGCGAGCTGCTCGCCGAGGACGGCTACGACCTGTCCGGGTTCGTGTCCAAGCCCGGGCTGAACTGGCGGCTGACGCAGATCCGGTCGAGCAACGGCGACCCGATCTACCAGGGCGGCAACCTTCAGGCCGGCGTCGGGTCGACGCTGTACGGCATGCCGCTGCGCGGTCTGAAGAACGGCGCCTGGAACGCCACCGAGTCGACGCTGATCGGCGGCGACTGGTCGCAGGCCATCATCGGCATCCGGCAGGACATCAGCTTCAAGGTGTTCACCGAGGGCGTCATCTCCGACAGCGAGGGCGCCATCGTCCTCAACCTGATGCAGCAGGACTCGGTCGCCCTGCGGCTCACCATGCGGGTCGCGTGGGAGGTTGCCAACCCCGGCAACCGCCTCAACACCGACACCGCCGGCGCGACGGGCGTCGCGCCCACCGAGTCGTCGACCCGGTGGCCGTGGTTCGTGCTGCGTCCGGCGGGCTACTCCTACTCCTGATCAAGGAGATCCGCGCGCATGAAGGTGTTGGCCCTGGCCCACCAGTACGTCCCAGTCCGGAACGCGGGCGCGGAGACCATGCTTCACGGCATGCTCTCCGCGCTCGCGCGGGCCGGCCACGACGTGCACGTCTCCCTGTCGATGCAGACCGGGCCGGCGTACACCCACGAAGGCATCCACGTGTGGCCGCGCGAAGGCGCCAAGGCCGACCACTTCCGCCAGCTGTCCGGCGCGGCGGTGCTCGTTGCCCACCTCGAGAACAGCGAGGCGGCTTCGTTCATCGGCCACCTCAACGACATCCCGGTCGTCCTGGTCCACCACAACTCGTTTGAAGTGACGCGCAAGATGCTCCACTTCTACGGCGCCCGCGTGGACCTGGTCGTCGTCAACAGCCAGTGGATGGCCGACGACCTGATCGCCTGGCACCGGGCGCACGAACTCCCTGCACCGCGCACGATCATGGTGCGCCCGCTGGTTGACGGCTTCGGCCCGGTCGACGGCCCGCACGACCGGGTCACGCTGGTCAACCTGAAGCAGATGTCCCCAGACTCGGGCGCGGCCGCGTGGCTGACCAAGGGCGGCGAAACCTTCTGGGCCGCCGCGGCCCGCATGCCGAAGACGAAGTTCCTCGGCGTTGCCGGCGCGTACGGGGTGCAGCACCCAGGCGACCTGCCCAACGTCGACGTCCTCGACCACGTTCCATCCGACCAGATGCGCGAGCAGGTGTACGCCCGCACCCGCGTGCTGATCGTGCCGTCCAACTACGAGTCCTGGGGCCGGGTCGCCACCGAGGCGATCGCCTGCGGCATCCCCGTCATCGCCGCACCCACACCGGGCCTGCGGGAGAACCTCGGCGACGCAGGCATCTTCGTCGACTGGGACGACGTCGACGGCTACGTCCGTGCGCTGCGCACCCTCGCCCTGCCCGGCCCGTACGCGGCTGCGCGGCGGCGGGCTCTGGCCCGGGCCGGCGAGCACCAGCGGATGCGAGCCCACGACGAGGAGGTGTGGTGCTCTCATGTCGAGGCCCTCGGTAGCCGTCGTCATTCCATGGCGTCCCTCGCCCGGTAGAGAGCGCAACCTCGCCGCCACGCTCGCCAGCGCGCGGCAGGCCCTCGGCGAGGTCGACGTGTTCCTCGCCGACTCCCATGCCGACCCGTTCAGCCGTGCCGGTTCCCGTAACGCCGGCGTATGGAAGGCGAAGGCTGACGTGCTGGTGGTGTTGGACGCCGACGCCATTGTCGAGTCCGACCCGTTGCACGCCGCCATCAAGGCGGCCGCAGACGGCAAACTGCACCTGCCCTACGGCGCGTGCCGGCTGCTGACCCGCGACGGCTCCGAGGCTGTGATCGCCGGCACCGCCCCGCACCTCGCAGCCTCGTGGTACGTCAACACCCAGTCTGTCGGCGGGTGCGCCGTCGTCACCTACGAAACCTGGGCCGCGGTCGGCGGCTGGGACGAGCGGTTCGTCGGCTGGGGCTTCGAGGACGTCGCCTTCTGGGCCTCGGTAGACACCCTGTACGGCACGGTGCGCCACGACGGCACCCTGCATGACCTGTGGCACCCCGACGGTCGCGGCATCGGCACACCGCTGTACGCGGCCGGTAAGGCGCTGTGCGACCGCTACACCTCCGCGCAGGGCAACCGCCACGCGATGCGGGCACTCATTGAGGAGCGGGCATGCGCGTTGGCGTGACGGGTGGCGCGGGCTTCATCGGTGGGCACGTCACCGACGTCCTGCTCGAGCGGGGTCACGACCCGGTGGTCTTCGACCGCCTGGGCCGGGGCCAGCGCGAAGGCGTAGATGTCATGCTCGGCGACACCCGCGACGACGTCTCCGTTACCGAACTCGCCGCGCACGTCGACGGGATCATCCACCTCGCGTCGGTGCTCGGCACCCAGGAGACGGTGCAGAATCCGCGGCCCGCGGTGATGACCAACGTGATCTCGGGCATGAACGTGTTCGAGGCCGGCGTGCAATATGGCCTCCCGGTTTGCAACATCGCAGTGGGAAATGCCGGGTTCAGCAACCCCTACTCGGCCAGCAAGACGTGCGTCGAGACGCTCGGCCACATGTACGTCCGCGACCGCGGCCTGGCGCTCAACCAGGTCCGGCTCGTCAACGCCTACGGGCCGCGGCAGTCGATGGCCGCCCCGTACGGCACCAGCAAGGTACGCAAGATCGCCCCGGCGTTCATCGCCCGCGCCCTCACCGGCGCCCCCGTGCAGATCTACGGCGACGGCAAGCAGGTGTCGGACATGGTGTGGGTGCGCGACGGCGCCCTCGCGCTCGTCCTCGCCCTGGAGGCCGCCGCCGCAGGCAACGTCGTACCCGACGTGCTGGAATGCGGCCCGCTCGACCACCACACCGTGCTCGAGGTGGCGGAGGCGATCATCGCCGAGGCCGAGTTTCTGACCGGCAACCGGTCCCCGATCGAGCACCTGCCGATGCGACCCGGCGAGACGGCCGGCGCGTACGTCACGTGCGACCCGGAGACACTCGGCCCGATCGGCATGGTTCCGGGCGATCTGAAGCCCCTCGCCGCGGGCATCGAAGAGACGGCGCTCTGGTACGCCCAGCACTGGCTGCCGACGTGGCGCGGAACGCCCCAGCAGTGGTGCATCGACGGGCGGGTCGGCGACTGCGGTTGGTGCTCGACGACCTGCAGGGACCTCGCGTGAGCGTCGCGATCGTCACCGGCTCGGGTGGGCTGGTCGGCTCGCAGGTGGCCCGCCGGTTCGCCGACCTCGGCCTGCACGTGGTGGGCGTCGACAACGACATGCGCGGCCAGCTGTTCGGCCCGGGCGGGTCGGTGCAGGGCAACCTCGACCGGCTGTCCGCCGATCTCTCCGGCTGGTACTCCCACGTGCCGCTGGACATCCGCGACCGTGACCGCGTCGAGGCGATGCTGAACCGGTACGGCGCCGACGTGTCTGTCGTGGTGCACGCCGCGGCGCAGCCGTCGCACGACTACGCCGACGAAGACCCGCTGAAGGACTGGGACATCAACGCCGGCGGCACCGTCAACCTGTTGAACGCGACCCGCCGACACGCCCCGGACGCCGTGTTCGTGTACCTGTCGACGATCAAGGTCTACGGGCCGCACCCCAACGCGCTGCCGCTCCACGAACTCGGTACACGGTTGGACCTGCGGCCAGGCTCGAGTGGCTGGGCCGGCATCACCGAGGACATGCCGATCGACGGCGGCCCGCACAGTCTGTTCGGCGCCGGCAAGACGGCCGCCGATGTCATGGTTCAGGAGTACGGCCACGCCTTCGGGTTGCGGACGGTGAGCCTACGGCCGGGCTGTCTGACCGGACCGGACCACGCAGGCACCGAGGCGCACGGCTTCCTGTCCTACCTGATGCGCTGCGTCATGGAGGGCCGCCCGTACCGGATCATCGGCTACGGCGGGAAGCAGGTTCGCGACCAGCTCCACGCGGCCGACGTTGTGGCCGCAATTGAGGCCGTTTTCCGTGACCCACCTTCGCCGGGCGACGTCTTCAACCTCGGCGGCGGCCGCGGCACCGACGTGTCCGTGCTTGAGGCCGTCGAACTGGCCGAGCAGGTTGTCGGCCGTCCGGCCAAGGTGGAGCACGTCGCCGGCCGCCGCGGTGACCACCGCTGGTGGATCACCGACACGTACAAGTTCGGGCGCCGGTACGGCTGGGCGCCAACCTACGACGTGCCCGGCATCCTGAAGGAGATCCACGAGGCGAACGCGGACCGGTGGCGGCCGTGACCGCCCCGACGTGGACGATCCTTGTCGCCACCCTCGGCCAACGTCAGGATCTGCTGCGCCGGATGCTCGACGGGCTGCTGCCGCAGGTCGCCGCCGCCGCCGGCCAGGTCAAGGTGCTGGCCTACTGGGACAACGGCCAGGCCACCATCGCCGCCAAAAGGCAGGCACTCCTCGACGCCGCCGACAGCGACTATGTGTCGTTTGTGGACGACGACGACACCGTCTCTGACGATTACGTGTCCGCAGTCCTCACCGCGCTCCGGCAACGCCGGGACTACATCGGCTTCAAGCTGACGGTCTACCAGGACGGTCATCGGCTGGGGACGTCGCATCACAGCCTGCAATACGGCGGCTGGGTCAACCGCGGCGGCGACTACTTCCGCGACATCACCCACATCAACCCGATGCGCACCGACATCGCCCAGGTGGCCAGGTTTGACCTGACAGTCCCCGGCCAACCCGAAGACACGACATGGGTCGACCAGCTCCGCGGCCGGCTGGTCAGCGAAGTGTTCATCCCCCGGGTCCTCTACCACTACTGGTGGGTGCCGTCCCAGTCGACGTGGACCACCCCCGGCCGGATCCGCACCACCCAACCGTCCGGCTACGTGTGGCAGCCGCCGGCAGTCGACTCGCCACACTTCGCCTGGCACCCGGCCAGCCCGAGAAGGGTGTCGCGTTGACAGACCTGCTCATCATCGTCCCGGCCCGCACCCGCACCTGGAACATCGAGCGTCTGCTGGCGGCGTGGGGCGAGACCGGCGCGTGGGGCGTCGCGGACCTTCGGGTGGACGTCGACGCCGACGACCCGGCGCTGCCGGCCTACCAGGCGATAGACCTGCCCGCGGGCGCGCGCATGGTGGTGTGGGACCACTGGATGCCGTGCATGCACAAGCTCGAGGCTGCGGTCGCGCAAGAGGCCGACGCTTACTTCGCGCTCGGGTTCATGGGCGACGACCACGTGCCGCGCACCGACGGGTGGGCGCAACGCTGGCTGAACGCCCTGCGCGAACTCGGGTCGGGCACGGTGTACGGCGCCGACGGCTACCAGAACGAGACGCTGCCGACGCAGTGGGCCACCACCACCGACCTCATCAAGGCCCTGGGTCGGATGGTGCCGGCGCCGGTCGAGCACCTGTTCTCCGACACCGCGGTCGGCACGCTCGGGCAAGAGGCCGGCTGCATCCGCTACCTGCCCGACACGCTCATCGAGCACATGCACTACATCGTCGGGAAGTCGCCCCACGACGCCCAGTACGAGCGGGTCAACAGCCGCGGCCAGTGGGACCGCGACGAGGCCGCCTATCTGCGGTGGAAGCGCGAACAGCTGCCCGCTGACGTGGCAACCGTCCGAGGGTTGATCGACAAGAGGGAGTCCGCCGATGGCTGAGACCGTCACCAACCGCGGCAAGTACCTGGTGGCCACCGCCGGACTGTCCGGTCTGGACCTCCGGATGCTCGTCATCCTCGGCACGCAGACCGGCGTCAACGACGCCGACCTGAACACCGTCGCCGAGCTCGACGCCGTGTCGGGCGTCAGCATCCACTCCGAACGCCTGGCCCTCACCGGCGAGGCGATCACCGAGGACGACACCGACAACCGGGCCGAGGCCGACGCGGCCAACCCGGCATTCGCCGCCGCCTCCGGTGTGACCGCGCAGGGTGTGGCCATCTACGACGAGGGCAACGCCACCGACGCCGGCCGCCAGATCATCGCGATCTTCACCACGGGTTTCCCGCAGCCGATGGACGGCGGCCTGACGGTGACCATCGCCGACTGGCTCCGTCTCGCCTGATCGGAGCCGGTCGTGACCACGCAGGCGTTCGTCTGGTCCGGCTCGATCAGCCAGAACGCTGACGCGAACACGTCCTACACACTGGGCCTCCGGTTCGAACTGCTCACCGGCAACACGTTGGACTGCGTCGGCGTCCGCTACCGCATCCCAGCCGCGCTGAGCAGCACACCCGGCATCACCGTCGGCCTGTGGCGGTTCGGCGACCAGGCGCTGCTGGCGTCGAAGGCCTACGCGACCCAACCCGGCGACGCCGGCCTCGAGGTCGACGTCCTGTTCGACACCCCGGTAACCCTCGACGACGGCGGCACCAACGAGTACGTCGTCGGCGTGCTCGCGACCGGCACCGGCGGCACGGTTCGATACCCCACCATCGGGTCGTACCCGGTACCCGTCACCCAGGACCCGCTGTTCGCCGGCCTGGCCGCGTTCCGGTTCGTGGTCGGCGCCTCGCTCACGTTCCCGACCAGCGGCACCGCGGCCAACTTCCTGGTGTCCCCGATCCTGGACACCGGCGGCCCGGCCGAGGTCACCCTCACGCCCGCTGTTCTGACCCTCACCGCCGTACCCCTGACCGCGACGCCCGGGGTCGTCACGGTCGCTCTCACGCCGGCCGAGGCCACACTCACAGCCCAGCCCCTGACCGCGACGCCCGGCACTGTCACCGTCGCTCTCACGGCCGCGGTCATCACCTTCACCGCCCTGGCCGTGATCTCGGCCATCGAGACCGGGACGCTGACCGCCGCCGCGACCGCGACGACGCTCACCACGTCCACCGCGACACCCGTCACCCTGACCGCTTCATCCGTGCCGTGAGGGGAGCGCCATGACCGACATCGGGGACTGGGTTACGCCGACATTGACCGTCGGCACGTACGACGGCTCCACCGCCGCGGCGCTCGTCCTGACCCTGCCCGACGGCACCACCGCCAACGGCACAGGAGAGGCCACGGTCGGCGGCGGGGCGTGGACCGCCGACGCCGTGCAGCTCAGCCAGGCCGGGCTGTGGGTGATGACGTGGACGGTCACCGGCACCGGCAAGGGCACCGAACACCACTACGTCTCGGTCAACCCGGCACCGACCGCGGTGGCCGCCCCGACCGACCTCCTGGCCAACGTCACCGACCTCATCTACCGGATGCCCACCCTCACCGAAGCGCAGCTGTCCCGCGCCCCGGCGCTGCTCGCCGACGCATCCACGAAGATCCGTGCCTACACGCGGCAGCACATCAGCCTCATCGAGGACGATGAGATGCTCCTCCGCCCGGTCGGCGTCGAGCTGCGCCTGCCTCAGCGGCCCGTGGTCGACGTGACGGAGGTCGTGGCCGTCGGCTGGGGCGGGCTGCCCGACCTGACCCTGCCGGTCGGCACGTGGGGCTGGGACGGCCTCGACATCGTCAACGTCCGGCCCCTGTCGTCGGAGTGGTGGATCAACCTGCCCGAGGCGTGGGCCGAAGGCGACGGCCCGAACACGTACCGGGTCACGAACAGCCACGGCTACGACCCGGTCCCGGATGACGTCATCGCTGTCGCGTGCTCGATGGTGCTGCGCGTGCTCACCTCCCCATCGGCGGTGGAGGGCCTGACTTCGGAGCGGATCGGCCAGTACTCCTACCAGATGGGCCAGTTTGCCGGTGGCGGCACAGCGGGTTCGTCGGTGCGCCTGTCCGAGGACGACAAGACCGACCTTGCCCGGTACCGCCGCAAGGCCACCACCATCCAGATGAGGCTGTAGGTGGGCATCCCCGACGGCCTGCTGCCGCACACGGTGACCCGCATCCGGCCGTCGTCGTCCACGAACACGTACGGCGACGCGGTGCTCGGCTACACCGTCCCGCCGGCCACCTCGACATCCATGGCGGCGTGGCTGCAGCAGGACAACCGCACCGAGGAACTCAGCGAAGGCCGGGCGCCGCTGGATCAGCGGTGGCTTCTCATGACCAACGAATCCGACGTCGCCGGCCGCGACCGCATCGTGTTCGGCTCGCTCACCTTCGAGGTCGACGGCCCACCCGAGCCGGTATATACGCCGGCCGGCTTCCACCACCTCGAGGCAACGCTGAGGGTGGTGGAAGGCTGATGGCACGCCTTGTGCGGTACCGCGCCAACTCGGCCGGCATGGATGACCTCCTCACATCCGTCGCGGTGGACGCCATGCTCGAACGCCGCGCCGACAACGTCGCCGCAGTCGCACAGGCCGACTACGACGCGCGGCCGCCACACACTGGCCGTGTCGAGGTCGATGTCGTGCAGGCCGGCTCCGACTCCGACCGGTCCCGTGTTGCCGTCATCGCCCGCCACCCGGCCGCCCTGCACCTCGAAGCCGACCGGCGGGTCCTCGGCGGCGCCATCGACGCGGCGAGGCACTGATGGCCTACCCCGACATTCTCAACCTGCTCCGCGACCGGCTTGCCAGCGTCTACACGCCGGTGCCGGTCGTAACCCGCGTACCCGACTCCCGCCCGGCCCGGTTCTTCCAGCTGCGGATGGTGGGCGGTGCCGCAACCCACCCCGTCCGGGCCGTCGCCCGGTTCGACGTGTTCACCTGGTCCACGACCGAGGAGACCGCGGCCGCCGACGCCCTCGCCGTCCGGCTGACCATGACGAACCTCGCCGGCACCGACGACCTCGGCATCACCTGCTACCGCGTCGAGGAGACCCTCGGGCCGCGGCAGGCAGACGACCTTGTCACCGGCATGTTCCGGTGGTGGGCCACGTACGCGCTGACCTGCCGCGCGAACGACGCCATCCAGTAACTCCGGTCCCGCGCAGCCGGTGATCCCAACCCGCACCCGACCAGCAGTACGGAGGAACCATGACCACCCTTTCGGACAATGTCCGGGTTGGCATTACTGGCGAATTGTCTGTCGCCCCGGTGGGCACCGCCGCGCCAACCACATCCGTGTCGTCGCTCGACGCGGCGTTCATCGGCCTCGGCTACGTCTCTGAGGACGGCGTCACCGAGTCCTACGAGGACACCGTCGAGGACATCGTCGCGTGGCAGAACGCCACCGTCGTCCGATCGACGACCACCGAATCGAAGGCCACCCTGGCCCTCACCCTCATCGAGACCAAGGGCGAAGTCCTCGAACTGTTCCACAAGGGATCGTCCGTCGAGGTCGTCTCGGCCGGCCAGTGGAAGATCGACGTCGTGGCGCCCGAGGCCGACCCGCGGGCGTTCGTCCTCGACGTCATCGACGGGTCGAAGCACATCCGCATCTACGTGGCCAACGGCGAGGTGGGCGAGCGCGGCGAGATCGTGTACGCCAACGGCGAGCCGGTCGGCTACGAGATCACCATCACCTGCTACCCGGTGGACGGCGTCGTGCTGACCAAGTTCAGCGACGACGCGTCGTGGGGCTATTCCTGATCTTGGCCTAGGCCACTGAGACCCCCGCCAGTCCGCGCCGCGCGGACGTGGGCTGGCGGGCTTTACCCATCCGCGCCCGCGCAAGGAGATCCGCGTGTCCGAGCCCGAACCCGACTACGACTACGACCTCGACGCCCTGGTGCTCGAGGTCGAAACCGCGCCGCCGTTCCGCTTCAAGTGGCGTGACGAGGCGTGGGAAATGCCTCTCATGCAGGCCATGGACTTCGCCGACCAGATGTCCCTCGAGGACGCCACGGTCGAAGAGTCGATGCGGCTCATCATGGGCAGCGACCAGTTCGACCGGTTCCTCGCCGAGCCCATCTCGATTGCCCGGATGGAAGGCCTCATCAGGGCGTGGCACCGCCACCAGGGCCTGGAGCCGGGGGAATCGCGGGCCTCGCGGCGTTCCTCAGGGAACACGGCGAGGCGCTCGAAGCGGACCTCGCGTTCCGGTCGGTAGACCTCCGCTACCTCGGCACGCCACGGCTGACGTGGCGGCGCCTCGGCGTCCTCATCCGCGCGCTCGCGAGCATGCCCGGGACGCTGCTAAACCGGCGGCTGGCCGGCGATGACTGGTCGCTCGACCAGCACCTGATGGCCATCGTCGCCGACCGGTTGGCGGTCGCGAACTGGCAGCGGTCGAAGGCCGGCCAGAAGGGCACCAACCGGCCCAAGCCCATCTCGCCGTTGGCGCGCAAGGGCCGCGGCTTCAAGTACGGCGCAACCGACCGCAGCGAGGCCGAGGTCAAGGAATACCTGGCACGGCTCAAGCGGGGCGACTTCGAGGGGGTGGGGGGCTAGTGGCAGAGGAAGTCGGACAAGCATTTGTCTCAATTCTGCCCTCTTTGCGCGGTTTCTCCTCATCGCTCAAGGCCCAGCTGCGCCGCGAACTGGTGACGATCGACCCGGTTGTCGGCGACGCCGGCGACCGGGCCGGCCGCCAGTTCGGGTCCCGCATGGGCAACGCCATCTCAGGCAGCCTCGCCGGCATCGGCGGCCTACTGAAGACGGGCCTCGTCGCTGCGGTCGCCGGCGTGGCTATCGGCCTCGGCGGGCTGGCGTTCTTCGGCCTGAAGTCGGCGGCCGCCCTGGAACAGACGCAGATCGGCCTCGAAGCCCTGACCGGGTCGGCCGAGGTGGCCAAGCAGTTCCTGGGGGAGCTGCAGCAGTTCGCCGCCAAGACGCCGTTCGAGTTCGCAGGCGTGGCCGACGCGTCGCGCCGGATTCTGGCGTTCGGCACGTCGGTCGGCATCGCCCGCGAAGAGGTCATCCCGACCCTGACGACCATTGGCGACCTGGTGTCGGTGTTGGGCGGCAGCCAGGAGAACATTGACTCGGTTGTCCGGTCGCTGGGCCAGATGGCGTCCAAGGGCAAGGTCAGCCAGGAGGAGATCCTCCAGCTGGCCGAGGCCCTGCCCGGCTTCAACGCCAACGCGGCCATCGCCGCCCAACTCGGCCTGTCCGTCGCGGACACGCTCAAGCTGATCACCGCCGGCGGCGTGGATGCCACGACCGGCATCAACGCTCTGCTGGCCGGCATGGCGCAGTTCCCCGGCGCGGCCGGCGCCATGGAGAAGCAGAGCCAGACGTTGACGGGTGTGTTCAGCACGTTCAAGGACACCATGTCGATCGCCTTGACCGATGCGTTCACTCCGGTGCTGCCGGCGATCAAGGACGCCCTGACGGCGGTAACGCCGGTGCTACAGGGCGTCCTACAGCAGCTCGGGCCGCAGCTCGGTCAGCTGCTGACGGCGATCCTGCCGTTGGTGGGCATCCTGGCGCAGGCGTTCAGCCCGGCCATCGGCGTCGTCCTCGAGGCCCTGGCCGGCATCATGCCGATCCTGACGCCGGCGATCACCGGCATCGGGGAGGCGTTCAAGGGCGTAGCCCAGGCGCTCGCGCCGCTGCTGCCGGTCCTGGCCACCGTGATCGCCAGCCTCGTCAATGACGGGCTGCTGCCGGTGATCACGGCGCTGACGCCGCAGTTCGCCGAGCTGGTCAAGCCGATCGGCGACATCCTCATCGCCCTGGTGCCGTTGATCCCGCCACTCGGGCAGCTGCTGCTGATGTTCATCCAGATCCAGTTGCCGCTGATCCAGTTGATCGCGCTGCTGGCCGAGTTCCTCACCGCCGAGGCGCTCGTGCCGGTCGTCAACGCGATCGCGACCGGGCTCAGCAAGCTGCTCCAGCTCGCCGCGCCGTTCATGGCCCTGGTGGGCGACATCGGCAACTGGCCGATGCTGTTCGAGAAGTTCAAGGTCGGTGTGGGTGCGGTCCTCGAGGCCGTTGGCCAGTTCTTCGCCGAACTGCCGGGCAAGATCGGCGCCTTCCTGTCGGGCCTGCCCGAACGGCTGGCCGAGGCGGCGCGGTTGGCGCTCAACGCGATGCTGTTCGCCATCGGGTTCGGCATCGGCAAGGTGATTGCGTTCTTCCGGGACCTGCCGGCCAACGTGGCTCAACTGGCGATCGAACTGTGGGAACGCGTCAAGACGCTGTTCACCGAAGGCGTCGAGGGCGCGAAGACCAACGCCGTGTCCGGGTTCGAGCGGTTCCTCGACTTCGTGCGAGGCCTGCCCGGCCGGGTGATCGAGGCAGTCCAGTCGCTGCCCGGTCGGCTGCTCGACTTCGCCGGCGACCTCGCCGCGAAGGCGTTTGAAATCGGCCGGGCCATCGTCAACGGCGTCGTGCAGGGCATCAAGAACACGATCGGCAACGTCGGCTCGGTCCTGGCCGACGGCTTCAACTCGGCCGTGGCCGGCGTGAAGCGCGGCCTGGGCATCTCGTCACCGTCGAAGGTGTTCGCCGGCATCGGTGAGGACTCGATCGCCGGCTACGTGAAGGGCATCGAGGACACCGCCGCCGAGGCCGCGTTGGCGACCACGGTGGCGCTCGCACCCACCACCGGGCGTGGCGCTGCCCCGGCTGCCGCGCCGACGACTCAGATCGAGTTCGTTGGCGGCGACGAGGGCATCATCGCCGCGTTCAAGGAAGCCATCCGGGTCCGTAACGGCGGCGACGTGCAGGGCCTACTGGGGACCGCCTGATGGCGTTCCCCGACACCGACCTCGACATCGTCGTGACCGTGTACCTCGGCGTTGACCGGTCGGCCGACCCCGGCACGTGGACGCCAACGGACCTGTCGGCACGCCTGATGCGCAAACCGATCACGGCCCGCACCGGCCGCGGGCAGGGCCAGAAGACCGCCCAGGCCGGGGCGTGCACGTTGTGGCTGAGCAACATCGACGGCGCGTTGACGCCGCTGCTGGCCACGTCGACGTACTACCCGGACTGGGACCTGGGCGCCCCGCTGCAGGTGGCGGTGGACAACGTCGGCTCGTCGCCGCCGTACGAGCGGTTCACCGGCGACATCTCCGACATCACTGCCGTCATGGTGCCCGGCCCCGGTGGCGTGAACATTTCGGCCGTGAAGGTGACCGCGTCCGGGATTCTCCGCCGGCTGCGCCAGGGCGCCCGGTCGAAGTCTGCCCTGGAACGCACGACCATGTCCCCGGCGTCAACGGCGCCGACCGCCTATTGGCGGCTCGAGGACGGGTCGGACGCGACCCGCGCCAATGCGACTGTCGGCGGTACGCCGCTGGAGATCATCACGACCGGCCCGTCCGGGGGTGCCAGTCTCGTCGCGCCCGGCTCGGCCGGGGCGTGGGACTTCTCGTCCGGCGGCCTCGTCCGCGGTGCCGTGGTGGGCGTGACGCCAGGCGCCACGAGCAGCTGGGAGTTCGAGGCGGTCGTCGGCGTCTCGGAGGCGTTCTCCAGTGATGACATCCGGACCGTTCTGGCGGTCGGCGCTGGCCCCGGCACGGGCGCTACCCACTTCGGTCTGATGGCGGCTCGTACCGGCGGCGTGATGCATTGGGGCTGGTTCGCCGCCGTCGACGGTGTCCCGAACTTCAATTCGAGCCTCGACGCCTACTCGCAGGCCACGCTCGGGGGCGCCACCCACCTGCGGGTGCGGCTCGAGCAGGACAACCCGACGCCCGGCTTCATCAACATGGGCTGGTACATCGACGGCGTTCTGCGGCAAAGCGTGAACACGCCCTATACGCTGCGCCAGCCGCAGAGCGTCTCCATCAACGAGGGGTTCGCGAACTACGAGGCCGCCGACATCGACTCGGTGAGCCACCTGGCCATCTGGACCCCGGTGCGTACGACCGCCGACACGTACCTGGCGGCCGACGGCTACGCCGGCGAGCAGGCGCACGAGCGCATGGAGCGCAACTGCGCCGAGGAGAACATCAGGTTCACCACCACCGCTACGTCCAGCGTGGCGCTCGGCCCTCAGCCGGCCACTGACGTCGTTGGTGTGCTGCTCGACGCCGAGACCGCCGACCACGGGCTGCTCACCGAGTCCCGGGCAACGTGGGGTTTGGCGTACCGCGCCTCGTCGCAGCGGCTCAACCTCGACCCCGTCCTCACCGTCGACCTGTCGACGTACCGGACAACGTCAGGCACCCAGGCCGATGTGCTCACGCCCATCCGCAACGACCAGCGCATCCGCAACGAATGGACTGTGCGCCGGCCTGGCGGCGCGGACGGCACCTACCAGGACGAGACCCACGCGGCACGCTTCGGCCTGTTTGACGACTCGGCCACCATCAACGTCGAGACTGACGCCGACACCTTGCAGCAGGCATCGTGGCTGGTGCACGAGGGCACCGTGTCCGGCCTCCGTTATGCCGACGTGCCGCTCGACCTGGGCGCCAACCCGTCGGACCTGCTGCCCGACTGGCTCGACGTCGAGCTGGGTGACCGCGTCGACCGCGACAACCACCTGACCGAACACCCGACGGACCTGGTCCGGCTTGCGGTCGAGGGCTACCAGGAGACGATCCGGCACCGCGGCTGGTCGGCTGACCTGAACGCCCCACCGTACGGCCCGTGGGAGATGGGCGAGCTGGCCGACACCCCGGCTGAGGACGGTGCCCACAGCGCCCGCCTGACCGGCGACACCCCGGCCGCCCTGCGGGTCGCGGTCGACGCCGACGACTTGTCGCTCGCGTTCGACCCGAACGCGTTCCGCTGGACCATCTTCCTGACGGGCCTGGCCCTGCCCGGCACGTCGGGCAACTACGCGTCGACGCCGGACAATGCCGCGCTGGACATCGTCGGCGACATCGACCTTGCCGTAGACGTGACCACGGACGCGGCCACCTGGAACACGGGCACGCCCACCTTCCTCTCCAAGTGGAACGGGGCCCAGCGCAGCTACCGCCTGGACCTCAACGGCTCAGGCGCCATCACACTGTCCTGGTCGACCACCGGCGCCGACACGGTGCCGCTGACATCGACCGTCGCAGTACCCACGAACTCGAGCCGCCTGGCTATCCGCGCCACGCTGGATGTCGACAACGGTGCCGCCGGGAGCACGGCCACGTTCTACACCGCACCGTCGATCAGCGGCTCGTGGACGCAGTTGGGCGCACCTGTGATCGGCGCGGTCACGTCCATCTTCAACTCCACGGCTGAGGGGGCTGTCGGCGGGAGGAACGCCGGCGTCAACGGTCTGTTCGTCGGCATCGTCCACGCCGCCCAGATCCTCAACGGCATCGCCGGCTCCGCGGCCGCCAACCCGGACTTCAGCGCGCAGGCGCCCGGCACGACCAGCTTCGCCGACGCAGCCGGCCGGACGTGGACGCTTCAGGGCACGACCGACATCGACAGCGACCTGCCGCTTGATGTGCGCCTCGGCGGTGAGGTCGTCACCGCGTCAAACATCACCACTACGCCGGCCACGTTCGTCGCGACGGGCACGGTGGCGCACGCCAACAACGCCAACGTCACGCCGTCGCTGCCCGCCGGGGCGGCCGCCAACGACCTGCTGCTGCTGTACGCGGCGATCCGCAACTCAGGCACCGGCTACCCGGACACCCCATCGGGGTACACGCGGCTGCGGATACCGGGCGACGGGGCGACAGACAACGCCCAACTGTTCGCGAAGGTGCACAGCGGCTCCGAGTCGAACCCGACCGTCACCTTCACCGGCGGGGCGGCCAACGCCGACACCAGCGCACAGATGTGCGCCTTCCGCAACATGCCGATCACACTGGACGACCTGGCCGACATCGTGCTCGCCGGCCAGGCCCAGCTGAACGCGTCGGCCGCCGACATCGCCGTGCCTGCGCTGTCGGTCACGCCCTACCCCGGCCAGGTGGTGCTGGCGATCGCCTGGAAACAGGACGACTGGACGTCGGTCGCGCCACTGTCGGGGCTCACCGAGATCGGCGAGCCGGACACGACGACCGGTTCCGACCAGGGCATCACGTGGGCGTACCGGATCGACACCACCCCGGCCCTCGTCGCCGCCGGGTCGTCCTTTGTGGTCACCGGCGGCGGTTCGGCAATCTCCCGATCGGCCGTCGTGGCTCTGGCCGGCGGGTTCCAGACGATGACCGTCTCCGCCCGGTCGGAAAACGGCGTCACCAAGTCCCACACGGCAGGCACCCGGATAGAGGTTGAAGATGCATTGGTCATGGGGCTCTGATGGGTGACTGGACCGGAACCGTCCCCACCTTCACGGCCGGGGCGCACCTGCGCGGCGTGGACCAGCAGACGCTGGCCGACATCGCCACGGCGCAGACTGCCGCCCTCACGTCCTATGTGCCCGTCTGGCGGTCCACCGGCACCCAGCCGGCCTTGGTGAACGGCACGATTACCGGCGCCTACCGCCGGACCGGCAAGCACGTCAACGGGATCATCGAGCTGACCATTGGCTCGTCGACGACCTTCGGTACGGGCACCTACTACTTCGACCTTCCGTTCACGTCCGCCCGGGAGAACGTGTGCATCGGCCGCGTGCACGACTCGTCGGTCGGCTCCGTGTACACCTCAATCGGGCTGATCACCGCCAAGTCCAGCCTTCCGGGGTTGGCGTACATCGTTCCCCTGACCGCGTCCACGAACGCCGTGTGGACGTCGGCTGCCCCGATGACGTGGGCCACGGCCGACACGGCGGTCATCCACTTCGACTTCGATACCGCCTAGGAGATCCGTTGCGCCTCCGCGCCCTGGCCGCCGCGCTCCTCGCCGCCACCGTCCTCATTGGAACGTCCGCCGCCGCCGTACCTCCGGACCCGCTGCGGATCATGACGATCGGCGACAGCCTCAACACCGGCCTCGGGTCGATGGACGGCTGCGGCTACCGCACCCAGTTGGACCGGGACCTGACCGCGGCCGGTGTGGCGCACGTGTTCACCGGCGCCCAGAACGGCACCGGCCCGCTGGACTGCCCGATCCGGTACGGCCACCACGGCGCCACGTTGGCGAACCTGCAAACCAGCGTGGTCGGGTGGATGGCCGCCGACGCCCCGGACGTGGTGCTCATCCAGGTCGGCACCAACGACGCCACCGGCAGCGTGGACGGGTACCAGGCGCGCTACCGGACCCTGTTGCAGACCATTCTCAGTGCGAACTCCACGGTCAAGGTGGCGGCCGGGTACATGCCCTACCGGGTGACTCAGCCCGGCGAACCGACGTCATGGGCCACCAACCAGCCCAGCCTCAACGTGCAGATCATCATGGCCACCCTCAACGCGCAGACGGCCTACCCCGGACGAGTCACACTGGTGAACGCGAGCAAGTTGCCCTGTCGGTTCCGGGCCGACGGCGTCCACCCGGACTACTACGACCCGGTCGGCCGCTGGTACTACGACGGCATCGCCTCGCTTTACGGCCTGCCGTTGTCGCCGGCCAACTCGCTGTTCTACCCGGACCAGGCCATGCCCGGCATCCACCGCCCGGCCACGTCCTGCCCGACCTAGGGAGGCATCATGGCGCGCTGGTCTGACATCGCAGTGTGGGAAGGCCCGACGCCCAACCAGTCCGGGTCGATGATCGAGCAGCGCGGCCTGGTCCTGCACATCATGCAGGGCTCCTACGCCGGCTCCATCTCGTGGGGCAAGAACCCCGTCTCCAGCGTCAGCTTCCACTTCGCCACCCGCGGCGACGGGCACATCGGCCAGCTCGTCGACACCGACGTCACCGCGTGGACGCAGGGCAACGGCAACGGCCACTGGATCTCCGTCGAAAACGAGGGCTACAGCGGCAACCCGCTCACGCCCGGCCAGGTCGAGGCGTGCGCCCAGCTGTACGCCCGCGGCGTGCGCGAATACGGCTGGCCGCTGCAGACCACCGACTCGCCGTCGGGCTACGGCCTGGGCTGGCACGGCATGGGCGGTGCGGCGTGGGGATCGCACCCCGACTGCCCCGGCCAGCCGATCAAAGACCAGCGCGGCGCCATCCTGGCCCGGGCCGAGGAGATCCTGACCGGAGTGGAGGAGGAAGACATGACGCCTGAAGATCGCCGGACCCTGCTGAACGTGGCCAACGTCATCGCGGGGTGGTCGGTCGGCGCCAACGAGGTCAACCAGACCTTCGCCGATGGCCACGTCGAGCTCGTCGACATCACCGGCCTGTACCGCGCCACGGCCGCGCTCGTCGAGAGCGGCGGAGGCGGCGACGGTCCCTCGGCGGAGCAGAACGCTGACGCCGTGGCCGACGAGTTGGCCAAGCGGCTCGCTGACTGAGCCGATGCCAACGCCCGACGAACCACCAACGCTGTCAGAGATCGCCCGCGTCCTCTCCGACTTCCGCAACGAGATGCGTGGCCAGTTGGCCGCTTTCCAGCGCGCCGACGTGTACGCGGCTGATCGGCGCGAGATGGAACTGCGGGTGAAGAACGTCGAGAACCGTGCCGCGCGGGTCGAGTCGGACATGGAGAAGGACGAGACCGAGAAGGCCGCGATGCGCCGCCAGCTCGCGATCGTCGTGGTCAGTGCGCTGCTGGCGTTCACGCTCAACGTCGCAATCGCACTCGTCGTAGCCCGCTAGGAGGTCGCCATGACCCAGCCCACCCCGACCCAGACGCAGCACCCGATGCGGGCTGTGGTCCGCACGGTCGCGGCCGGCGTGCTCGCGCTGCTGTCGCTGCTGCCCTACGTCCTTGCCGAGGCCCACGTCGACACCACCGTGTGGGGCGCCCAGATCCTGGCCGTCTCGGCCGGCGTCACGCGGGTGCTGGCGATCCCGGGCGTCAACGCCTGGCTGACCGAGTACGTGCCGTGGCTTGCGGCGCAGCCGAGGCAGCCGTAACCGAAGGAGCGACATGAGTAGACACGCCGCACCAGATGACGACGCCCCAGTCCCCGCGACTGGGGCTCGCTTCCGTTTCAAGGCCCTGAGCCGCCGCGAGAAGGCCCTCAGCATCGGCCTCATCGCGTCGCTGCTGCTCGGCTTCGGCGGTGCCGCATACGCCGCTGTGGCCGGCTCCTACACCCACCAGTGTCTGATCTCGACGAAGGCGAACGGGGGACTCCTGGCCGACTGCGACCCCATCGCCGCCGGTAGCCCCACGCCGACCCCCAGCGCCACACAGACGGCCTCACCGTCCCCGAGCGCTACGGTCCCGCCGTCGCCCACCGTCGCGCCCACGACCACTACAGCGGCCCCGACGACACCTCCAGCGACGCCCACGCCCAGCCCGACGACACCCAGCCCGACGCAGGCCGGGTGTATGCCGCGGCCGTCAGCGTGCGGCTGGCCCGACGCCACCAACACCGGCACCACGGGGCCCCTGACGGTGGTGAACGGCTCGGTGACGCTGTCGACGCCCGGGCAGGTGTACTCGGGCAGGGACGTGCGCGGCTGCGTACGCGTGACCGCCAAGGGCGTGACGATCCGCAACGTCAAAATTACGTGCGGCGGCTACTACGCCATCTCGGTCAACGCAGGCCCGTCGTCGAATCCGTGGAACGCGGGCGACGCGGCGCTCACGGTCGAGAACGTCGAGATCGACCTGGCCGGCCAGCTTGAGGGCAAGGCCATCGCGTTCGACGGCTACACCCTGCGCCGGGCCTGGGTGCACGGCGGCTCCGACTGCGCCCACGCCGGCCTGAACGTGGTTATCGAGGATTCGTTCTGCGACATCCTAGCGGGGGGACCCAACGACGGACCCCACTATGACGGGATCCAGTCCGACGGCGGCCGCAACATCGTCATTCGGCACAACACCATCCGGGTGCCGTACTCGCAGACGTCGGCCATTTTGATGTCCACCAACACCTCGCCGATCCGGGACGTGTCCATCGTGGACAACCTGGTGGCCGGTGGCGGCTACTCGATCTACTGCGGCACGGGTGCGGGCGGGCCGGTGCTCGGCTCGTTCACGTTCAGCGGCAACGTGGTCGCCCGTACCTACTTCAGCCGCGGTGGGTACTGGGGGCCGGAGACCATGTGCCCGGCCAGCGGGTGGCGCTGGGACTGATCCCGACCTGAACGCAGAAAGGGCCCCGGCCAACGCTCCACATCGGAGCGTGGCCGGGGCCCTTTTGGTCTGGGGTCAAAAGTCTGCGCAGATCAGCCAATCGTTTTGACTGTCCACAGTGGACTGTATGGTCAAAAAAAGGGGGAGCCCGAGAGCGTCCGGCTAGAACGCTCTCGGGCTCCACTTCACCGTACCCTCCGGCTAGCCGGACCGGGAGGTCCGACCAAGCTAGGCGTTCACCTTGCGGCGACGCTGCGCCGTGCTCTTCGACACCGGCGTACCGGTGTCGACGTTGACCACCTCACCCGAGGGCCTAATCTCGGTGTCGATGGGCGGGCGTCCGATCCGCGGGGCGGGGGACACCGGAGCATCCGGGTAGTACGGCTGCGCCAGCTCGGCCACCGTCTCCGGCGCCTGCTGGGTTTTGACCGGGCTCTCCTCACGCTCGCGCTTGAGGAGCCTGCCCTTAGACGACAGCATCTCGACGACCAGGAGCAGAGCAACGGCGGGCCAAGCTGCCACTGTCCTGCCCAGGAGCGTGGGGTTGGCGCTCATCACGTTCGCCCCAACGCTGGCCGCGATACCCATCGCGAACCCGATCTTGGTCTGCCACGAAGGCTTGCGACCCTCGCGCCGCGCGTCGACCATGGCAACCGACGCGACGACCAGAACACCATCCACGCTGAACGGGATGATGTGAGCGAGCTCAGGTCGCTCGCCGGCCATAAGCGCGACGTGGACCTGGTGCCAGTAACTGGCGTAGCCGGCAATGCTCGCCACCGTGCCGGCCGAGATGTTGCGCGCGATCCGCGACCAGTTCCATGGCTGGCGCGGGGCTTTGGTGTCACTCATCGGGCTCCTCCCGACGGGCCGCCCTCGGTGTGGGCGGCGACACGTTCGGCCCGAGGGCCTCGGCTCCCGCCCCGCCTGGTGAGCGGGACCCGGGGGCCTCGGGAAGCGCGGAGCGTTGCTCTACGCGCGCTTTCAAGTCCTTGCCCGGGCGCCGGTCCGCGCGTTGGTCGCTGCGTCGTCGCCTCGAGCTGGCCGGGTATCTCGTCCCGGCACGGTCGCCCTATCGCTGTGGAGTTGTGAAGGTCCTACGATACCCCCTGGTATCGCTTCGCGCTACGGGCTCTGACCTGCAGTTCCGTGCAGCTTTTTTACCCTCTATATATAGAGTGAGGACCGGATCGGACATTCCGGGTTGACGAATGGTGCATTCCGCCATGAGGCCGACAGGAAATCCATGGACGGCCGTCTACATGTCCACATTGGACAGAGACAAGCCGGACACGGATGTACTGGGGGCCAACGGCTCTGGCCGAAAGGCTGACGTAGATACCGGGGGGTATCGGACACGTGTGACCCACGCCACAAAGCGAACGGACATAACGACGCCACGAGGGGACGAAACGGTCAGCGGCCTATGCGAGCAAATGCCGGCTTCGCCCGGTCACGCCTGTCCGATTCGATACGAACGGTCAACGGACATTCCGACGCCGGTTGTGCTGCTGCACCGCCTTGCGCACCGCCGCCTCCGACACCCCCAGTGCCGTGGCCACCGTCTTAGCCGTCTCGCCCCGCGTCGCGTCCCACACCGCCTCGTCGGCCAGCTCGGCCGCCAACGCCGCCATGCGCGACAGGTCCGTCGCCAGCCGCCGTGCGGTCACGACCCGGGTCACATCCATGCGCCGACGATACTCCCCCGTCGCGTGTCGCTCGCTCGGGCTAGCCGAACGGCCGACGGCGATCACTAGCACCCGTCTGCCACCCTGCGGGTCATGACAATGCCTTCCGCGCCCATGCCCGTCCGCCTCACCTCCGGCAAGAACAAGTCCACCGGCGTCGCGTACGCCCTGTGGTTCGTGTTCGGCCTGATCGGCGGCCACCAGTTCTACCTCGGCCACGTCGGCCGCGGCCTGTTCTACCTGTTCACCCTCGGCGGGTTCCTCATCGGCTGGTTCATCGACCTGTTCACGCTGCCCGACCAGGTCCGCCGGGTGAACACGATCGGCTTCTAGCGCCCGGCCTTCAGCTCGGCGATGACCGGGAACCACGTCGCCCACCTCCTGCACCGGCCGGCCTCGGCGAGAGGTTCGGCCGGGCACTCTTCGCAGCGCCTGCCGTCGGCGTGCTCGTCGCGTACCTCGATGGCGCGGCGGCGCCAGCCTGGCCGGTCGATGTCGTTCATGGGGGCTCCTCGCCCCGGCGGCACAGAGACAAGTCGTGTACCGCCGGTCTCGGCGGGTGGGCCGGCCGCGAGCCCCTCGCCCGTGGGGGGCGACGTCGCGACCGGCCCGGCCTACCCTCGCGTCGACTTGGGAGGCCGACCCCTACACTACAAACATAGACACCTAGCTGTCTAGGTGCGGTAGCTACTTGAGTACGGAAGGTGTTCATGGTCAAATCCCGAGGTCGACTTGGGAGTAGAAAGCGATCTCGCAAGGTGCCGCCTACGCGCCTGTCCTACCGCGCCATCGCCGAAGACCTGGCGGAGCGCATCTCCCGCGGGGAGTACCCACCTGGCTCCCAGCTGCCCTCGTACCGGCAGCTTGCCGAGATCTACTCGTGTTCGGTGACGACCGCCCAGTCCGCTCTGCGGCTGCTGCGGGAGCGCGGACTGACCAACTCGCAGCCCGGCCGGGGCGTGTACGTCGCCGAGCCGGACACCTAGGTGTCTTCTCGCAGCGGGCCCCCAACTAGCGGTGTTAGTTGGGGGCCCGGTCTGTAACAATGCGCTATGCGGCGGCGCTCTTGAGGGGGCTCGTTGCAGGGGCGGGCAGCGTCCTGATGGCAATCGTGCGCTGCTCGCTCACCACCAGGGTGTAACCCTGGGTGCTGACGATCGATCTGTGTCGCATCAACTCCTGGACGGTCCTGAGGTCGGCCCCGCCGCGCAGGAGCGCCGTGCCGTACCAGTGCCGGAACCGGTGCAGGTGCACGTCCGGTAGGCCGATCCGCCGCCAGTGCTTGTGTTGCCGGTTGGACAGCGCAGACCCGGTGATCTCCTTGCCGCAGACCTGACGGACGAGGGTGCCGGACAGTCGGTGTTGGACCTGCGGCCACAGCAGCGGGTGCATCGGCACGTGCGCGTCCCTGCCGCCCTTTCCGGCCCGGATGGTGATGCTGTCAGGGGTGCAGTCCTCGCGCCGTAGCCGGCAGATCTCGCTGGCCCTCAGCCCGGCGTACGCGGCGAGGTAGACCGCCAGGCGCCACGGCTGGTCGGGGGAGTTGGCGATGGCCGCCGCCAGCTCGGCATCGGTGACGGGGTGGGGGACGGACTCGCCGGCCTTGGGACGGATGAGCCGGTGCATGGGGTTGATGTCGAGCTCGTCGTTGCGGACCGCCCAGTTGTAGAACCGATCCAGGTGCGACCAGTAGGTGCTCCTCGTCCAGGCGGACCAGTCGGGGTGGGCGAGGTAGTCGGCGAGTTCGTCGGGGTGGGCCTCGTCGAGCCCGTACGGCAGATAGTCGTCGGCGTGGAGGAGTAACCGTTCCGCGCTGTCGACGGTGACTTTGCTGTAGCCACCGGCGCGTAAGTGCGCGAGGTGGACGTGAACCAGTTCACTCATCGTGTGATCGTGCTCACGGATCGCGGATGTGTCAGTCCCTGCCAGGTGTCTTTCACCCGTTCGTCGCCGAGGAGTGGTCAACTGGCCACTCGACTCGCGGCAAATGTCTGACCAATTCGGCGTGGCCGTCCATCGCGCGGCGCGTGGCTGTCGGAGCGTCCTGCGGGCCGGGAATCACGCGGGCGACGCGGCTGCGGAATGTGCGCGTCGGGGTACCGCAGAGTAGTGCTACCAATGGCGGCGCGCACTAGGTCAACGGCGTCGACTTCCAGGACCCCGGCGATGCGCTCGAGGTCGTTGAGGTCGATCGCCTGTTGTCCGTTGAGGCGATACGACACCCACGCTGCGGATACGCCCAGGGCCCCTGCCAGCCGGGCTCCCTTGATGCCACGCCTGAGCATGAGCACGCGGATCTCTTCGGCCACCAGCTCCGTGAGTGGCCGGGTCGTTACATCGATAGCCATGCGCAATAGCTTATGCGCTCAGCGCATAGGCGCAACCCCCTATGCAACTTCTCACGTCAGAGCTTGACGGCTTACGCTATGCCGAATATCGTTCGGGCATGGCTACGGCTCTTGGACGAAGGATCGCCGACGAGGTGCGTAACTACCTCGCACAGCAGGAGATCACCCAGCAGGAACTCGCCGACCGGCTCGGCAAGCGGCAGTACTGGGTGTCCCGGCGACTGACCCACCAAGCCGCGATCCACGCCGACGAGTTGGTGGTCATCGCAACCGCTCTCGGCCAGCCCGTCAGTCGCTTCATCCCGGACAACGTGGACGTAGCCGAGCCGGTCGGCCGCAAGCGGCGCACTCAGCGGGCCGCCGCATGAGCCCCGGCCCCGGCCCGCGACCTTCGGGCCCGACCCACCCGCAGCCCACCCGACCGCCTCCACCCCCGCCGCAGCCGCGTCAGCCCCCGCCGCAGCCGCTGCCGAAACGAACCTGACCCCGCGCAGCCGCCGACCCTCACCGGCGCAGCGCGGACGGGGGCGGTCGCCGAACCGGGGAGGGCCAGGCGACCGCCCCACCTAAGCCCAGAAAACGAATAGCGCTCCCGCAGTTGGTTCGTCGCCTCGCGGGAGCGCCAGACGAGAAGAGGTTACCTGAAATGGGTCTCGACGTATCGCATGAGTGCTGGCACGGGGCGTATAGCGCGTTCAGCCGTTGGCGGGACAAGCTCGCCGAGGTGGCCGGATACGAGATCGCCAAGGTCGAAACGGACATGGGCCTTCGGGAGACGGTCCTGATCGACTGGGGCCACGTCACTGAAGCGCAACTGGCCGGAGACTGGGACGAGACGCCAGCCGACCCGCTGCTCGTCCTGATCGTTCACTACGACTGCGACGGCTGGATCCGCGTCGCGCAGGCCGGCCCGCTCGCCGAACGGCTGGCGGAAATTCTCCCGCTGTTGCCCGACGAAGCCGGCGGCGGTCATATCCGGCACTGGCGAGGAACCACGCAGCAGTTCATTGATGGCCTGCGCCTGGCCGTTGAGCGTGGCGAGGATGTGGAGTTCGGATGACCGCCCCCATCACCCACCTCGTGAGCCGCTTCACCGCCGCCGACTGCCTAGGCCCGGCCGTCGCCGCCTTCGACTCCAACACCCACGCCTACGCGAACGCCATCTGGTCATGGACGTTGCGCGGCGACAAGGCCGAGGCGACACGGCTGCTGGCCAAGCTCACCCAGGACCAGCGCGACGCCGTCATGGAGGCCGCCGTGGTGCTGGTGGCGCTTGCGGGGGAGGTGGCGCTGTGACCATCCAGCTGCTGGTGACGTCCCGCCTCGGCACCGTTCACGCCGCCCGCTACGGCCACACCTGCGGCTCGGCCACCAACGCGGCCCGACAGGTTCCCATCTCCGCCCTGCAGGCCCGGGTCTACAAACTCGGCCCCTGCTCGTCCTGCTGGCCGCACACCAGCGAGTTCGACCGGCACATCAAGGAGGAGTCATGACCCAGTTCGAGGACCCTCAGACCTTCGCCTACCGGTGCGCCGTCGCCCGCGAGCACCTCGAGGCGCTGCGTGTCGACCTCGCCTTCCACGCTGTGGCGGTCCACGCCGGCGAGGACGCCACGAAGTGGTCGGACATCGTCTACGACCGCCTCGGCGCCCTGCACCGCCGCGACGTGGAACTGCTCGTCGTCGTGGCGCTCAACGAGCAGGCTGCCGAGGACGGCGGTCGGCTGTGGTCGCAGATCCACACCATGACCCCGGAGGACGTCCGATGACCGCACCCGAAGCGATCGTGGCCTGTGTTGTCAGCGTCTGCCTGACGCTCATCGTCCTGGTCGGAATAGCCGCCATGATGAGCAAACGGGGTGGCGACCGATGATCGCGCTCATCCTGTCCGGGCTCGCCCTGCTGCCGCTCGGCTCCATCGCCCTGGACTTCGCCCGCGACGAGCACGCCTGCCGCATGGAGTTGGAGGCGACACGCATCACCGACTGGCTCGCCGCCCTGCCGCCGCCTCGCACGACGCTCACCCCGGTCGAGGAGACACCGCCCGTGGTGGTGCCGATCGTCGCCGGGCTCGTGCCCGTTCCGGCCCCGGTGGTGGCCGAGCTGGGCGGCGGTGGCCGGCACCGCTTCGGCCAGGCATCCGGCACGACTGAGCAGCGGGCGCGGTGGGACTCGCCCACCGGCCAGTTCAACACGCTCGTCGCCGGCGGCTGGACCGACGAGGAGCGGGCGTCGCTGGCGCGTGAATGGTGGTGCGCCTCCTGCCTCGCTGACCATCGCGACTGCGAAGGCAACTGCGCCTGCCCGTGCACGCTCGTCGAGAAGGCGGTGGCGGCGTGAAGAGTCAGGCGCCCGCGTACGAGGAGAACCGCACCCAGTTCGTGTTCACCGACCCATGCGGCTGCCCCTTCGGGCTCGTCGAGGGCTCCTACGCCAAGACCGAGGACGGTGCCTGGGACATCATCGCCGACTCGCGTGCTGAGGAACGGGCGATGCGTAACCGGGGCGTTCGGGTGGAGCACGTCAGCCACGACGAGTACGTCGAGCGGTTCTACCCGCGCATGACCCAGCGCTGCACGCACGGGGGTGCGTGATGTTCCTTCACCTGTCGATCGAGGACGACGGCCCCGATGAGGTCGCCGACGCCGACCTTCAAGCCGAGACAGCCGAGGACGCCCGCCGGGCTGACCGGGCGGAGAGGGGCGAGGAGTGAGCCGCTACACCGCGCCGATCCGGCGCCACGAAACGGCGAAGGGCCATTACTACAGGGACGCCAACGGCGCCCGCGTGCCCGGCGTCACCACCATCATCGGCGACGGCGTACCCAAGCCGGCCCTCATCAACTGGGCCGCCAACGCCACCGCCGAAGCCGCCATCGACCGGTGGGACGCCCTCGCCGAACTCGGCCCGGCCAAGCGGCTCAAGGAGCTACAGGGCGCGCGGTACGCCGAGAAGGACGCCGCCGCCCGCCGCGGCACCGAGGTCCACGCCGCGGCCGAGCTGCTGCTCGCCGGCAAGGACGTCAAGGTGCCGGAGGAGATCGCCGGCCACGTCGAGGCCTACGCCCGGTTCCTCGACGAGTTCCAGGTCGAACCCATCCACGTCGAGTTCTCCACCGTCTCCTACCGCTGGGGCTACGCCGGCACCGCCGACCTGTGCGCCCGGCTCGTGCTGCCCGACAAGGGCCCGGTCACGTTGCTGATGGACCTGAAGACCACCCGGTCCGGCATCTACGGCGAGACGGCCCTACAACTGGCCGCGTACCGGTACGCCGACGTGTGGGTCGTCGACGGCGAGGAGATCGAGCCCGTCGCAGTCGACTACTGCGCCGCGATCCACGTCCGGGGCGACGGGTACGACCTGGTGCCGGTTGAGGCCGGCGAGCAGGAGCACAAGGACTTCCTCTACGCGATGAGGGTGGGCCAGTTCGTCGCCCGGTCCCGGGACCTCGTTGGCCCGGCCATCATCGCGCCCACCATATCCACGTTCCGTCTCGTCAGGGAGCAGTCTTGACCGTCGACATCGCCCGCGCCGACCACAACGCCGTCGTCGCGCTCGGCACCTCCAACGACGCCCTGGCCCGCCTCGGCGAATGGGTCCAGGCCGCCCGCAACGCCCACCAGCTCGTCGCCCCGCTCGTCGGCACCGCGTTCGTACCCGACGCGTACAAGCCGAAGGTCGACCCGCGGGCCACACCCGAACAGAAGGCCGAGGCCCGCGAAACCGCGATCGCCAACGCCACCGCCGCCGTCCTGCAGGGCATCACGCTCGGCCTGGACCCAATGACCGCCCTGCAGCAGATCTACGTCGTGCACGGCCGGCCCGGCATGTACACCCAGATCAAGGTGGCGCTGGTCAAGTCGCGCGGCCACGAGGTGTGGACCGAGGACATGTCCGACAGCCGCGTCGTGGTGTGCGGCCGCCGCAAGGGCACCGACTACGTCGAGCGGGTCACCATCACCATGGACCAGGCTAAGAAGGCCGGCTGGACGAGCAACGCCGCGTACGGCAAGACGCCGCAGGACATGCTCTACGCCCGGGCCGCCGGCCGCGTGTGCGACCGGATCGCGCCCGACGTGCTCATGGGCATCGCGTCGGTCGAAGAGATCCAGGACGAGATCAAGACCACGGCCGAGGTTGGTGTGCGTACCGTGTCGCCGCGCAAGCGGGCCGCGCCGGCCGCGATCGAGGCCGCCGAGGAACCGGAGCTCGAGCCGGAGCAGGCCGACGCCGAGGTCGAGGAGTCGTCCACAGAGGACGCGGCCGAGCCGGCCCGCCCGCCCGGCACCATCACCGCCTCACAGCAGAAGATGATGCACGCCCTGTTCCGCGACAACGACCTGGCCGACCGCGACGCCGGGCTGCTGTACGTGGCGGCCATCGTTGGCCGGCCGGTCGAGTCCACGAAGGAACTGAGCAAGGCCGAGGCCGGGCAGGTCATCGACTCGCTGTCGAAGACCGAACCGGAGTTGGACATCGAGCCGTGACCAACTACGCCAACGGGGCCCGGTTCGAGCGGAAGGTGGCCGGCCTCCTGCGCGACGACGGCTACCTGGTTGTCCGCTCGGCCGGGTCGCACGGCGAACCCGACCTCGTGGCGCTCAAGCCCGGCCAGGTCGTACTGGTGCAGTGCAAGACCTCCGGCCGCCTCGACCCGGGCGAGTGGAACGCCTTCCACGAGGCCGCTGAGGCCGTCGGAGCGCTGCCCCTGCTCGCACACCGGCCCGCGCCCGGGAAGGTCGTCTACTGGCGGCTCACCGGGCCGAAGGTAACGCGGGGGAAGGCGCCGTACGTCGAGTGGACACCGGACGAGGTGACCAGTGCCTGAGTACCTGCTCACCGCCATCTGGCCCGTCTGGGATCCGGGCCTGGACGTCCACGCCCTGGCGCTGATGGCCGAACCGGAACTGATCGGCATGGCCGACCAGGAGGGTGTCGTCATCACCGACACTCCACGGTGGACGCTGCACGGCGACCGGCTGTCGGCCATCGTCACCGTCCGCGGCGCGCTGCCGTGGGACGAGACCGACCCCGACGACGCGGCCAGGGCGTACCTGACCGGGCTGCTGCCTGACGCGTGGCAGGACGCGGCATGAGTAACTCACGCCGTGAAACATCGCGTGAAACATTGCGTCCTGATAGGACTTACGCCGCATGACCAAGCACCCGTTCACCGCAGACCCGGAGCTGGCCGCCGACATCCAGGGCAACCAGGTGTGCACGTGCGGGCTGTTCGAGCGGAACCGGGTGCACGCACTGCCCGAGCGCACCGACGAGGAGAGGGCCGTGGAAGCACGGCGGATCGGAGAGGCATGACCTGGGTCAGGTTCGACGACCAGTACCCGATCCACCGCAAGGTGTCGGTGCTCTCGGATGCGGCCTACCGGCTGCTGAGCGAGGCGATCTGCTGGTGCAGCCGGAACCGGACCGACGGCGTGATCGGCAAGGACGAGGTCGGCTCGATCGGCGTGCGGGCCAAGCCGAAGGTGCTTGCCGAGCTGGTCCGCCGCGGCAACCTGCACGCCGCCGGCCACGACTGCCCGAAGTGCATTCAGCCGACCGACGGCTGGGTGGTGCACGACTACCTGGACTACCAGCCGACCCGGGACGCGGTCGAGAAGGATCGGGTGGCGAAGGCGGAACGGCAGAAGCGATGGATGGACAAGAGACGCCGTGGAGACGCGTCTACAGATGGGTCTAGCGACGGATCTGAAGACGATGCCCCGCTCCCGTCCCGCCCCGCCCCGAAGGGAAGCGGGGCGGGGGACCGCCCCGTAGCACCGCCCGCCGCCGATGGCGGCGTGGCTGCGGCGAACGGTGGATCAAAACCCCAGCGCCCGTGCCCAACCTGCGGCAACGCCCTCGACAGCGCATACCACCGCGGTGCCTGCCAGCGTGCCGCTTCGCTCGCCGGAGGCCGCTGATGCCCACGCCCACCCTCGACACCCAGCGGTCCATCCTCGCCGCGTTCGTGGCCGGACGACTCCCCGCCCGCATCGCCGCCGACCTAAACCAGACCGCCGCAGTCGTCGACGCCGTGCTGCGCATGGTCGGCAACGACCCGGCCCGCGCCCGCAAATTCCTCGAAATCCCCGCCAAGACAGCCGACACCAGGCCGCCAGGTAGGCCCGTAGACGCCCTGGAAGCCCTCCTGACGGCCGGCGAGGCCCACACCCAGACCCGGGTGAGGACGCTGGCCCACAAAGCCCGTGAAGCCCTCGACGTCCTCCAACGGGTCCTCGACGAAGAAACCCAGGCCGGGCAGGCACGGCGCCGCATCGCCCAGCTCGAAACCGAACTCGCCGCACTCAAAGCCGGGTTGCCCGCGTCGAGAGTGCACAACGGGGCCGAATCCAAGGTCATTCGCGAATGGGCGCGGGCCAACAGCATCGACGTGCCCGACGTCGGACGCCTGCCGGCACCGGTCGTCGAGGCGTACCGGAAGGCAACCGCATGAGCGCCCTAACCCGCACCGCCGCAGTAGCGGCCTACCTCGCCACCATCGTCGCCGCGAACTGGCTCACCGCCCACTACGGCCTCGTCCCCGTCGGCTTCGGCCTACTCGCCACCGCCGGCACGTACGCGGCCGGGCTGGCGTTCGTGGCCCGGGACGCCGTGCAGGACACCTCCGGCCGGATCGTCGCCCTAGGGGCCCTTGTGGCGGGCTGCGCACTGTCCTGGTGGCTGTCCACACCCGCCCTCGCCCTCGCCTCACTGGTGGCGTTCGGAATGTCCGAACTCGCCGATATGGCCATCTACACGCCGCTACGCCGCCGCGGGTACGTCCGGGCCGCGGTTGCGTCCAACCTGGTCGGGTCGGTCGTCGACACGGTGGTGTTTCTGTGGCTGGCCGGGTTCGGCCTCGCCCCGCTCGTCGTGGCCGGGCAGCTTGCCGGCAAGGCGTGGATCACCGCCGCCGTGGTCGCCGTGGTGGTGATCGCGCGTGCTGTACTTCGCAACCGCGTCCGGCCCGAAGGTGCGTGACGCCATGACCCGCGGACACCTCGGCCAGATCTGCACCCCCGCCGCCGGCAACCGGGTCCTACCCGGCGTCGACTGGTGCGCCGACAACGCCGTATTCGCCGGCAAATACCCGGGCGACGACGCCTACCTGGCGTGGCTCGGAGACCGGGCCTGGGCCAAGGACCGGTGCGCCTTCGCCGTCGCCCCCGACGTCGTGTGCGACGCGGCCGCCACCCTCGAACGGTCAGCCGCCGTCATGCCGGCCATCCGGGCCGCCGGGTACCGGGTGGCGTTCGCAGCGCAGAACGGGCTCGAGGACCTGGTCGTGCCGTGGGATGCGTTCGACGTGCTGTTCCTCGGCGGCGACGACGTTTGGAAGCTCGGCCCGGCCGCCGCCCGGCTCACCGCCCAGGCCAAGGTGCTCGGCAAATGGGTTCACATGGGACGGGTCAACTCCCGCCGTCGCCTGCAGTACGCGGCCTATATCGGCTGCGACAGTGCCGACGGCACCTACCTGGCGGTCGCACCCGACGTGAACCTGCCCAAGCTGCTGCGGTACCTGCGGGAACTCGACCAGCAGCTCGGCCTGTGGGCGATGGCATGACCACCCTCAGACTCCTCAGCCTCGGCGCCGGCGTGCAATCCACCACCCTCGCGCTCATGGCCGCACCCATCGACCGCACCACCCGGGCCGAACGCATCGGCTGGCAAACCGACATCTTCGACCACCTCGAGGACGGCGACCCCGACGGCTGCTCGCCCTACGGCTGCCGCTCCGGCGACGCCGTGCTGATGGTCGACACGATGCGAACCACGACGAGGAGGACCGAGTGAGCACCTGCATCACCAAACAGCACATGTGCACGACCTGCGCGCCACGGGTCATGTGTGACGGCAACTGCGGCGACCTGTGCCGGATGGTCGCCGAGCTGCTGGCCGAGCCGAATGGCCATGAGCTCTGGCACCGCGCCGAGGCCAGAGATCGCAAGCGGCGCGCCCCCGCCCTCACCGACACCCAGGAGACCCCGAAATGACCGACCACCCAATGCCAGGCATGGCCGCCCTGTTCCGCAAGGCCGCCGCGATCGAGGCCGAGATCGAGGCCAAGTCCGATACACCCGAATACCTCCTCGCGAAGCTCAAGGCCGCCCGGTTCGTCTGCGCCGAGCGGGAACGCGAGCTACTCGAGCTGAAGGGGCCGTGCAGCACCGACGCCTGCCGGCTGCACTACGCCCACGCCGGGCCGTGCGACATCCCGGCCGAGGTTGTGGACGTCACCGGGGAGGCGCCGTGAGCCCCGAGGCCTTCGCCGCGATTGCGAACCAGCACGTCGCCCAGATCTGCGACGACTTCCTTACGCGAGGCCTGCACGCCGAATGCTCCTGCAGCTGGGTCGGCCCGCAAGCCAAGAACTGGCACGAGGCGCAGGCGGACCATGCCGCGCACGTCCACGTCGTGATGGGACTGGCGACCGATGAGTGAGCGATGGAGCGCCGAAACCGAGGAGCGCGTCGAGGCGATCATCGATGACTGCGCCTGCGTGGGCGGCGGCGCGCAGCGGGTGCTTGAGGCCCTCGCTGATGCCGGCCTGCTGCTGCCACCGGGAGGCGAGACGCGGGAGGAGTGGGGCGCCCTCGACCACGGCGTGATCGTCGACTGGAACGAGGACCAGGCGCGGGCCAACGTGGCATGGCTCCGCGAGACCGACCCTGACGCCAAGGTCATGCGCCGCACCGTCCACACCACGCCGTGGGCCGCCATCTCGACCGAGGGGGACACCGACCATGACGGCTGACACCCAGGACACGCCAGACGCCATCACGATCGCCGAGGGCGTCACGCGCAGCGGTCACCCATACCGAGTGGAACTCGAGCTCGACCCGCTCGACGAGGAGGACGAGGCTGAGCTGAACCGCCTCCGCCAGGAGCTGGCCACCGTCACGTCGGCCTTGGACCTCTTCGAGGCCGAGCGGGACTCTCTCGCTGCCCGGCTGGCGGACGCCGAGAAGGTGGTCGAAGCAGCGAAGGCGTGGCAAGCAGCCGTCTGGCCACGGCGCTGGCGTAGCCGAGTCGAGAACACCTCGCCGATTGCTCGACTCCTGGACGCCGTCGACGCCTACCAGTCCACGCGGGCAGACGAGACGTACTCCCGCGATGGCAACACGGTCACCTGGACGAAGAAGGCCACAGAGCAGCCCGGACCGGGCGACATCGTTGTGAGCGGCACATACGCCGTGCCCCCGCTGGTTCTCGGCGACCAGGTGCTGGTGGACCAGCCGAAGGAGGGCGACCGTGGGTGACCTCGTCCATGCGGGCCTCGCCCGATGGACCGTCGACCAGGCCGGCACCGTCACGAAGCGATCCGTCAACGAACGGTCGCTGGCCATCGGCTACACCCAGGCCCAACTCGCCGCCATCGACATCATGACCGACGATGGCGTCCCCCTGGAGAGGGCAGCCACGCTCGCCCTGGCCTGCGACCGCACCGGCGACGAACCCGAGGCGTGGGCCCGGCACTTCGTCAAGCTCCGCAAGGCGTTCCGAGGCGACCGTGGCCAGTCCTGAGCCCGCACCCGAGCGGGACCCCTCCATGGAAGAGGCCCAGACCGACACCATCATCGGAGCCTGGTGGGCACTCCATGCCGCGGTGCGAGACCTGGGGAGCGCCATGCTTGAGGACCTCCGAAACCTGCCGAAGTGGATGGGGGGCCGATGACCGACCTCGCCACCCTTGCCGACGCCGTGGATGCGCTGACCAACCCCATCCGCGTCCGCGAGCCCATCCACTACTGGGACGCCAACCGCAACCGCAAAGTCCGCTTCTACGACCACACCCTGCCCAGCCTGCTCGACCAGCTCGCCGCCGCCGTCATCCCCGGCGAGGTTTACGTCGAAGACGACGGCGGCCACGTCCACCGCGCACCCCAATCCATCCCACCCGCCCGGCTCGAAGCCATCAACGCCCTCATCCAAATCGAAGCCGGCGCCGCCCTGTGGTGCGTCCGCATCAGCCTCAAACTGCGCGAGGACGCCCAACGCAACCTGCGGGCACTCGTCGGCGCACAAACCGACTCCGACACCGCAGGCGCCATCCTGACCGACGTACGCCGCTGGTACGGCTGGGCCGCCACCCTCACCGGCTGGGAACGCCCACCCTGGCGACCCAACGTCCCCTGCCCCGCCTGCGAACAGAAAGGGCTCCGCATCCACCTCGCCCGCCAAACCGCGTCCTGCGTCGACTGCGGCGCAGCCTGGACACCCGACACCATCGGCATCCTCGGCGACTACGTCACCGGACTGACAACCGCCGGTGCTTGACGACAAGCCGCGGTGATCTACGATGAATGCCAGGTGGACCAGTCCGTCCATCAACAGCCCGGACTCCAACGGAGTGCCGGGCTTTGTCGTGTTCTCGGGGGGTTCCACACCATGTGCCAGTGCCACTGCAGTGCACCGGACGGCAGCCTCGCGGCGTTCACGATCATCCTGAACACCCTCACCCGCATGGAGGCAACTATGGCCACCGTTCTCGAGAACCTCGCCGCAGTCCAGGCCAAGGCCGACGCCCAGGGCAGCGCCATCACCGCGCTCGCCGCGGCCTTCGCCGACCTCGCCGCCGACGTCCGCGCCGCACTGATCGCCGCGGCCGACCCGAACGTCGACGAGCAGGCCGCCCTCGACCAGCTCAACACCACCCTCGACTCGTCCACCGCCGCGGCCGCCGCGGCGCTGACCGACGTCACCGCACTCGACACCGAGGTCGGAGACGCCGACGGCAGCGACACGCCGCCGATCGAGCCCGAGGTCCCGGCCGAGCCCATCATCTGATGGCCGACCTCACCTGGACCAAGTCCACCCTGTCCGGACCATGGACCGACAACTGCGTCGAAGTCGCCTACACCGCCAGCTCCCTGTCGGGCAGTAGCGGCAACTGCGTCGAAACCCACCAGCACGGCGAAGAAATCCACCTCCGGGACTCGAAGAACCCCACAGCAGGATTCTTCACGTTCAACCGGGCCGAATGGGACGCATTCATCGGCGGCGTCAAAGCCGGCGAGTTCGACTACTAGCCCCACAAGGGGGCGCTGCCACACAGCGCCCCCTGGGGGTGCCTTCCTGACAGGGCACCCCGTTTTAGAGGGGGCACCCTTCAAGAAAGAGGGGGCGGAAATGAACCCCCACCCACAGCAACATTGGGCCCCCGACCCCACTGCATGGCGCACCGTCCCCAGACCCCGGGGGTGGAAGAACATACGCGCCGCAGTTTTAGACCGGGACGGTCATAGATGTGTGTGGCAGGACTCAACAACAGCACGCTGTACAGAGATGGCCACAGACGTAGACCACATAGGTGACCCGGACGATCACAGTGCAGGCAACCTGCGCTCCCTCTGTGGCACACACCATCGCTCAAGGACAGGGCGGCAGGCACGTGCTGTCCAACTCGAGCAGCGCGAGCAGCAGCAGACCAGAGCGAAGAAGGCTCGCCACCCTGGCTACCTAGCGTAAGGGGTGGGGGGGAGCCCAAGCCCCCGCCCACCGGCCCC